TTATAAATCTAAGGGAGTGATGAGCTCCCTTTACTTAAAACATATATAATGAGCTGTGAGTCATTAATATCAATCGTAAAACCTTGTGCTAGTAACACAGGAGGAATTAAAACAGTATGGATAGCACCACAAGATGATGTTACTCTTGTTCAGCCAGCTGGTGGCACTTGGATAATTAACACTATTACCTCAATAAGTCCTGTTTGTGCTGTTTATGCAATCAATAGAAATACAGGTAACTATACAGAAGAGACTGCTCAAGATTTATTGAGTGGATCTACAGTAGTTACTCAGACTATTACTCTAATGTTTAACCGTAGAGACAAAGATAAGTCAGAGGCTATCCATGTACTTGGTGCAGGACAGCAATACTTAGCAGTATTTATCCAGGATGCAAATGACAAGTATTGGTACTTTGAGAATGTACAACTTACTGCTACAGGTGAGGGATCAGGTACAGCGAGAGCTGATGGTTCTAAGTACAGTATTACACTACTTTCTGAAGCTGATCACTTGGCTTATGAAGTACTTCATACTCAAATTGAAGGTCAAGCTGAGTTTCCATTACCTACTCAAGCATAATACTAACACCCTAATAATTAAAGCTCTGCACATTGTAGAGCTTTTTTTTTAAACATTTTTTGACCTTAGTATAATATAGTTATATGATATACATTAAAAAAGATGAGGTCAATCAGATTATCCTTACTCTCACTGAGGTAAGTACACTGCCTACTCCTTATTATTTATTTGTTTTTCAGAATGAAATGGACAAGCTGTCTGCACCTATTACATTCTACACTGCTGATCTATCAGCTTATCCTGAAAGATTCAATCAGTTTGAGCTAGATGAGCCTGTAGATTTGGAGTTAGTTAAAGGACAGTATACATATAGCATCTATGAGTCAACTATCACACCTCCAACTATTGCTAACTCTACAGGGTTTGTGATTGAAGAGGGCAGGATGGTAGTATCAGGACCAATAGTATCATCAATTTATGAATAATTATGGCATTAAAAGATTTTTTTAAAACAGTAAAGCATGAAATAGTAGAGGGATATCAATCATTCTCTACTCCATTCCTAAAAGTAGGAGGTGCAAATCTAACTCTACCATATGTAAATGGTAGGAATCAGACTAATGGATATATCCCCTTTGGGCAGGACAATCTATTCCCTGAGCTACTCAATCAGATATTCTATAGCAGTCCATTACATGGCTCAATAGTGGGGTATAAAGTGAATGCAGCTGTAGGAGGTGGATTTAATATAGTAGCAGATAGACTTACTCCTCAAGATAGACTAGAGCTATATACACTAGAGAGAAAATTAAACATAAAAAAAGTAGTTCCTGCTGTAACTCAGCAACTAATCCTACATAATAGAATATATTTTAAGCTATGCTTTGATGATAAGATGAAGCTCACTAAAATTGTCAATTTATCCCCTGAGAAACTTAGAGTAAATTTAGATAGAAAAAGATACTATATTTGTGATGATTGGTCATCTAGGATTAATGTACAGGAGATAAAAAGATATACTCCTACCTCTAGAGACTATGAGCAGTTATTTGTATATGAGGTAGATAGCATTGGTCAGGATTTTTATTCTTTGCCATCCTATACATCAAGTTTAAATTATGCATTTTTGAGTGGCGAGCTTTCATATTTTGCTAAAAGTAATATACAAAATTCAGTATTTCCTAGCTTTGCTATGATGTTTCCTAAAAGACCTCAGTCTGAGGAGGAGAAAAACATGATAAGAAATACCATTGATAGATTGAAAGGTGCTGCTAATGCAGGTAAAGCTGTAGCATTCTTTGCTAATTCACAGGACCAACTGCCAAAGATAGAGTCACTACCAACTAATGGTAATGATAAACTATTTCAGGAGGCATCACAGCTGAATACTGAGCAGATTTGTTTTAGTCATACCATTGATCCTATCTTAATGGGAATCAGAACAACAGGCTCACTAGGTAATGGCTCAGATATTAAGCAGGCATACATCATATTTGAGAAAAATGTAGTAATGCCATTGAGAGATATGGTATCTGACATCTTTAATGAGCTACTTTTTATAGCTAAGATAGATGCAGATTTCAAAATCAATAACTATCAGATAATTAACGAGGCAATAGTAGAACTTGAGGGAGATACCTCTAAGACTAATGATGCACTTAATAGCCTATCACCATTGGTAGCTACTAAAGTACTTGAGACTATGACTGAGAATGAGATTAGAGCCTTAGCATCTTTACCTCCTGTACCTGGAGGAGATAAAAGCAAAACACAAATCGCACAAACACCTATAATCTGATGCTATACTTTATAACAGAAACTTATCTTAAGAATAATACACCCATCACAGCTAATGTAGATGTAAACAATGTTACTCCCTACCTAGCTACTCAAGCTCAACTAAGAATCATGCCTATCTTAGGCACTACATTCTATAATGACTTGCTAACTAAGTACAATAATCAGACATTAGATCCTGATGAAGAGACTTTAGTAACATTCATTCAGCCAATTATTGCATGGAGAGCAGCAGAAGATGCTGTATTTGGTCTATCTCTACAGCTAAAGAATAAAGGTCTACAGACTCAGTTCGGAGATAACAGCTCATCAGTAGATAGAGGTACTATAGCATTCAGTATGGAACACTATGCACAAAAGGCTGCATTCTTTGAGCAGAGATTGATAAGATACTTACTTAAGAACAGAGCTTTGTATCCAATATTCACAGGTACAACTAACCGAGATACTGACCTTAGACCTATGATTGATGGCTGTAGCTGTTTATCTAATGGATTGCTTGAGTGCAATGGTCTATGTGGAGGTGCAGGAAATAATGGTTACAACAATTCAATCTTAATAATATGAAGCACTCAGGAGTCTTATCAATTTTAACTTTTGGCTTTGGATATCTTTCAGGTATATCTTTAGTATTTGCTGATCAGTTACATTTTAAATTCTTAGGATGCCTATTAATATCCTACTTTACTTTTTTACTAGTATCTGAAATTGAAGAGAAACAATGAAAGCACAATTATCACTACTACTAATATCAATTCAATCCAAACTTTTGACTCTTATCTCTATATGCTTTGCATTTTTTTTACCAATAAGTGGCATCCTAATAATGATAGGAGTATTAATTATCATTGATACTATCACAGGTATATGGAAAGCTAAAAAGATAGGAGATAAAATAACTAGCAGAAAGCTCTCAGCTATCATTAGTAAGTTAGCACTCTATGAAGTTACTGTGATTATGTTCTTTTTAATAGATCAATTCATACTAAATGATATCATCCTCACTTTTTTTAGTGTGCCATTTATGCTCACTAAAGTAGTGGCATTGGTCCTAGCTTCTATAGAGGTAATGTCTATCAATGAGAACTACAAAGTAGTAAAAGGGATAGACCTATGGCAGTCAATGAAGTTATTATTTGCTAGAGCTAAGGATATTAAAGAGGACCTAAACAAACTGAAATGACACGTTGGGAACTTACATCTAAATACGGTACAGCTAATGTAACAGGTGCAGGTTACTTAGTAAAGATTAAGCTACCATATCCAATGAGAATAGCTTGGGACTTAGACAGCACTGTCAACTCTATGATGTGCCATAAGTTAGTAGCTGATAATTTTACAGCTGTATTCAATGAGCTTCTAGCTACCTATGGCTATGATAAGATTAAGGAGTTAGGGATAGATTTATTCGGTGGATGCTTTAACTATAGAAAGATGAGAGGAGGTACAGCATTATCCATGCACTCATGGGGGATAGCAATAGACTTAGATCCTGCTAGAAATCTTCTCAAAGAATCAGCGAAAACTGCAAGATTTGCAAGACCTGAGTATAAGGCAATGATAGATATATTCTATAAGCATGGCTTTATATCTTTGGGTAGAGAGAAAAACTACGATTGGATGCACTTTGAAATAAAAGAATGATGAGATACTTAGCTATAATCTTACTACTCAGCAGCTGCTCTGCACAATATCATCTTAATAAAGCAATAAAGAAAGGATATACCTGTGAGCAAACAGGAGATACTATCAGGATAACAACTTTAGATTCTATCCCTGTTATAATAAATGATACTATAGTGTGGGAGAAATTCATCACTACTAAAGATACTATCATAAAATATAGAACAACTTATGTTCCTAGAACAAGATACCAGGAGAGACTAGCTTATAAACTTAAAGTAAAAACTATCTACAAAGATAGGATAGTAGAGAAAGCTAAAGCTAAGGCTACAAGACCTAAGACTAGAGGCAATCTTAGTCTATTATTTGTAGGAGTAGGCATAGGCTTACTGCTATCATATCTCTTTAAATTTGCGAGAGAGAAATATTTGTTCTAAGTTTACACCATATATGGTAAGAAAAAGACTGTTTTTTGACATTGAGACATCATTCAATGTTGGTATATTTTGGCGATCAGGATATAACCTCACAATCAATCCAGGTGACATCATCCATGAAAGAGCAATCATCTGCATCTGCTACAAATGGGAGCATGAGCAGGATGTACAGTTCCTAACTTGGGATAAAAAGCAATCTGATAAGGCAATGATTAAAGCATTCCTTAAAGTTATGGCTCAAGCTGATGAAATTGTGGCTCATAATGGGGATAAATTTGATCTCAAATGGTTGCGTACAAGAGCCATAATACATGGTCTTGATGTTATGCCCTCACCTAAAACTATAGATACTCTTAAATGGGCTAGAAAGTACTTTAATTTTAACTCAAACAAACTAGACTATATTGCTAAGTATCTTGGAGTAGGGCAAAAGATGGATACAGGAGGACTAGACCTGTGGAAAGATATTGTATTTAAGAAAGATCAGAAAGCTATGGATAAGATGGTAGCATATTGTAAAATGGATGTCACT